GGTGCTGGTCGCTGACAGGTGGTCAGCGTCCTGCTGTCCGGATCCGGCGACGCTCGGCGTCGATCCGGGCCCGGATGAGCTCAGGCGTCAGACCGGCCGGTTTCTCCGGCGTGCCATCCCTGAGGTTGCGGGCGACGAGCTCGTGGAGGCGGCCGGCGGCGGCGGCCTCGGCGAGCTCGTCTGCGTGTCGTCCGACCCTGGCGGACAGGCTGCGCATGGCGGCCGCTGCGCCAGGGTGGTCGTGCGTTGCGAGGTAGGCCGGGTAGGAGACCGGGCCGACGTCATAGAGGCGGGCGACGGCGGTGATCGTCCGGAGGGGGAATCCGTCCTGGGTCAGCGTCCACTCGTCGCCGTCGGGGGCGGTGCGGAACGCGAACGACGAGCCGGTGATGTCGCCACGGGCGACGAGCACGGCAAGGTCCCGCGCGACGGTCGTGTCGGGGAGCTCGACGGTGTAGCGCAGGCCGTCGCTGTCTTCCTTGGCGAGGCTGAGCGTCCTGGAGAGAGTCCGTCCGAGGACGAGCGACTCGTCGTGGTTGAGCAGCGCGTACGTGTCGTGCCCGTCGCCGAGGACACGGTCGAACGCGGTCGGGGCGATCTGCTCGACGAACCCGCCCAGGTTCTGGCTGTAGCGGCCGAACACTGCGGCGAGGCCCGACAGGGTCGGCGCGGCGCCGTCCATGGAGCGGATCTCGGAGCCGTGGCAGCGTGTCTCGAAGCGGCGCTCAGTGCTCATGGCGTGCACCTCCTTGGGTGGGCGTGGTCTGTGGTCGGAGCGTGTCACCGTTGGGGAGCGGTGGCATGTCCTCCAGCTTGCGGACCTCGTTCGGCGTCTTGAATCCGGCGCCGAGCGCGATCTGGTGGGCCTGGTAGCGGTCGAGGAGACTGCTGCGGAAGATGGCGTCGGGCACGAACTGGCACCATTGGCCGCGGGGCAGCATCACGTTCGAGATGAGCTGCTCGAGACGGACGATGGAGGGCCGCAACGTGAACGTGTGGAAGCGCAGAGCGGCTCCCTCGACCGTGTTGTAGGTCAGGCCGCTGCCCTCGGACCCGCCGATCAGTGACGCTGGGACACCCCAGATGCGGGCAGATTGGTCGACGACCCACTTCTCGGTGTCGATCCAGGCCGACTCGGCCGGGTTCGCCTGGAACTTGTCGAGCTTGAGGCCGCCTGACAGCAGGATGGGCCGCCGGCGGCGCCCGATGCGCTCGACGAACCCGTCGACTGCCTGGTCGGCCTGCTGGCCGGTGAGCTGCTTGTCGATCGACAGGACTGCGGTCGGGTGTGCACCATCCTCGAACCACCTCGCCCCGAACTCCTCGGCGGCGCCGGCCAACCGGAAGAACCGCGTGAACGTTTCGACCGGAGACAAGGCGGCGTCTGCCCCTGCCAACAGGAAGCCCTGGACGGTGCCGAGGTCGACCATCGGCCATGGGCGGCCGTGCTCGTTGACGAGCTGGAGCTCTCCGGCGCGACGAGGGCGCACGTGGCTAGGTGGCAGCCACATCGCCTGCGTCGCGGCACCGTTGCGGTCGCGTTCGGTGACGAGCAGGTGGGCACGGTTGGCCAGCGCGAGCGACGACAGGCCGCGGAACAGCCACGACGCGCGCAGCTCTCGTTCTGTCGGGAAGTCGTACCAAGTCGGCGGGTCGATCTGCTCGTCGATGCCGGCCCGGACCCGGTAGAAGCGCAACGGCAGGGTCGAGACCGTGTCGCAGATGAGGCGGACGCACGCGTAGCCGGCGACGGTGGCCATGGCCCGCATCTGGGGTGATCCGATGAGCGACGTCGGGTCGCTCGACGACCAGCGCGGCAGACCGGGGATGTCGGTGATGGCGCGCCGGTCAGGCACCAGGCTTGCGAGCATCGGCCCCCCTCTCGAGTGCGACGCCGGCGGTGACTCCGAGGACCCCGGCGGTGAGGATCCCGACGCCGAGCCCGGCGATGAGCCCGGCCCCGACGGCGATGGCGGCCAGGCCGACGAGTTGGACGGTGACGGCCACGGCGGCTGTCGAGAGGACACGGGCGATCATCAGTGCACGAACCTTTCGTTCGGGTCCGGGGCGTCCGGGCGGGGGACGGCCGCTGCGAGAGCGGCGGCGACGATCGGCGCAGAGACGGGCGACCGGCCGAACTCCCACAGCTCTCCCATGGCTCCCTCGCGGACTGCTGCTGCGGCCGCTGCGGTGAGCAGGTCGGAGTCGAGCACCCCGACGCGACGGTCCTTGACGAGCGCTGCGAGCCGCATGCAGGCCTGCATCGACTCGCGCCGTCCGAGGCGGTGCACGACGACGTCGTCTCGTTTGGCCTCGAGGTCGAGGAGGTCTTGCAGGACGGTCCCTGCGGTCGTGGAGGGGTCGATCGCGACGGTGACGGCGACGCCTCGGTCAGCGACTCGGGTGATCTCCGCGACTGCCTTGTCGAGGCCGACGCCGGTTGCGACGTGGTCGAGGACCGGGCCGCCGTCGTGGTCTTGGCGTGCGGTGAGTGACCAGTTCCGCTCGACGATGCACAGACCGACGGACAGTGCTGTGGGCCGGGGGAGCGTCGGGACGGCGCAGGCCACCCAGTCGTCCTTGCTGATGATCTGCCAGCCGGCGCCTTCGGTGTCTGCCGGCTGTCGGACCCACATGTTGCACACCGTCCTGCAGAACTGCTCCACGCCTTCCTGGGTGCGGCGAGCGACTGCCCACTCGTCGCGCAGGGTGGCCAGGGTGATCGTGTGTCCGAGCGCCGGGTTCGCCTGTGCCCACGTGTCGGGGTTGCCGACGTAGGCCAGGACGTCGCCCCAGTCTTCGATGCCGAGCTCGGCCGGGGAAGGCGCCGACCATTCGAAATAGGCGACGGGGCCGGTGGTCCCGGTCTGGACCTGGAGCCGCCCTGCCTTGACTTTCGTCCACAGGTACCGGCTGCGGTCGTCGCCGGCCGTGGAGGTGAAAAGGAACTGCGGGGACCGGCGGGTGCGCATGGTGGGGCGGAGCGACTGCTCGAGCCGGTCGTCCTCGTGGGCGAAGATCTCGTCGCCGACGGCCATGTCGAGCGTCGATCCGTGCCCGGCCTTGCGGGTGGGGGCCTTGATGCCCCACATCGACCGTGTTCGTCGCCATGTCATCGACTCGGACCCGTTGGCTAGGCGCACGTCGACGTGCGCGGCCAGCGGCGACGCAGCGACGAGCTCCACGAAGTCGGTGACGAACTTCTCGCGTGCCGACACGCCGTCCTGCGCCGTGTAGATCGCCCGTTGCCGGCCGCCGAAGCGGTGCATGCGCCACGCCACCCACGGCAGGATCAGCGTCGTCTTGCCGTTCTGCCGGCCGACGGTGACGTCAACTTCTCGATGCGGGAAGTTGTTCTGGGGGTCGAGCTCGAGCGCCACGTCGAGGACCAGGCGCTGCCACGGCATCAGCGTCAGGCCGAGCTCGCGTTGCGCGTACTGCGCGACCTTTGGGCCGAGCGTCTCCCGCGACAGGTTGCGGGGCGTCGCGAACCTCGGGGGGCATGTCTCCGGAGTCCGGGTCATCGACGGCAACTCGCATGGCCCAGAGTTCAGCGGTGGCTGCGGTGAGCTGCTTGTGCAGCGCAGCGACTTTCGCTGGGTCGTCCGGGCAGTCGCCGGCCCAGGTGGCGTCGAGCCGACGGGCGAGCACCCCGGCAGCGCCGGCGCGCAGCTCGAACAGTGCCGAGTCGGTCGGGTCGAGCTGTGCCCTGACGGCATCCACGACCACCACCAGGCGATCCGCGACGCTCCGAGGCGTGTTCTCGCGCCAGGTCACGCGTTTCGCCGCCAACTGCGCCACCTCCTCGGCCGGCTCGGCCGGCCCATGCGACCCCCGGGGAGAGAGACTCCCGAGGCGCCCGTCTGGAGTGGGCCTGTGTCGCCCAAAAACCGGTGCTCACGCCCATCGCGTGCCCCGTTGCGTCTCCGTCGCGCGTCGGCGGGCGACTTGGGCACGGATCTTCGAGCCGGCCCGGTAGTTGCATGGCGCGCAGGCCGGCATCAGGCGCCCCTCCCATGGTCGACCGGGGTGGTCGAGCTGCCACTCGGCCAGGGGCGGGACATGGTCGGCTGTGGTCGACGATGCGCCGCACATCCAGCATGGCTGGCCGATCAGCGCGAGACGGTCGCGCTGGTAGGCCGCTGTGTGCCGGACGTCAGTCAGGTGGTGGCCTCGAGGTCCGACCATCGCGGGTCGCCTTGCAGGCCGAAGGTGTCGCACACCAGTCGCCGGAACACGAGCATGCGCCGTGACAGGTGCTCCTCGATGGTCTGGTCCAGGCCGTCGAGGAGGGCGTTGGTGATCCCGACCGGCCGCACGTTCGGGCCGTCGAGCAGCTGACCGGCCCAAGGAGCGAGCGCCTCGACCTCGCCGTCCGCGACAGGGATCCTGGCGTTGGCGAGCGCCGCCCAAGTCTCGGGGGCTGCCTGCCGGATCTGGGTGATGGCTGCCTCGATGTGGCGGACGACGGTCATCCTGCGCTCCTTGTCCGGCTCGCATGGGGTCGGCCTGGGGCCGATCGGGTCCAGGGGTGCGATGCCAGGCTGACCCGACCCGGGTTGCGGAGACACCTCTCCACACAACAATTTCCATCATATGGGCAGGGGGTGACACATTCAAGTCGGCCGGCGGGGACGTTCGCCGCGCGCCCAGGCGCGGACGATGTGTGGGGGTGGGAGGGCACCGGTGGCGCGCAGCCACGACCATGTTTTGGCGCCGACGCGCAGTCGGGTCCCGTCGGGCGCCAGCGCGACATAGCGGGCCTCCGCCCATGGGCCGTCGTGGGCCGCCATCCACTGGCATCCGGGGTCACCATGCCCGGCTCCGGCAGTGCTCGCCTGCGCATCCCACCAGTCGACGATGATGCGCGCAGACCGGGTGTAGTGTTCGGTGGCCCGCACCCAGTCGACCAAGTCGGCCAAGGCGCGCACGGCGGGGTCATGGCTGCGGGCCATCGCTGCGTTGTGCACAGCGTCGCCGACCGATGGGCCGCCGGTGCTGTCCGTGGGCACAGACCTGATTCCGGGCTGCGCCCGGCGCAGCTCGGCGAGCGCCCGGTCGAGACGGTCACGCATGTGGTCGATGTCGGCGGCGGCTCGGGCCAGCGTGTCGTGCAGATCAGATGGTCTCGTCATGCGAACTCCTTGATGGTTCAGTGGCGGCGCATGAGCCGGGCGCGTTGGAGTCGGATGTCGTGGATCGTGGCGCGTGCTTGTTGGAGGTTGGCGT